GCAACAGAATTATTCGACAAAGCGATGGCTGGCAAGTCTCTTACGAGCCTTACCGACAGGAAGTTCCCTTACCTGTCTGGTACCCAATATATTAACGCTCATGGCAGGAGGCAGCTTCTCAGAAGGAACTACGAGAGCCCGTCCTTGCTCCAGCGCTTGGAAACGGCTGACAATGTCAGAATCGGACGACTTAAATTGAGAAAGATGAGCAGGGAGGAGACCCACACTCCTGATGTGTTTCTTAATCAACGCCACAAACTTGTGAAGCTTCAAACAATATTTACGAGGGGAGTGGAAACCGGCGATCGCTGTCACAGGTGCCCACAAGGACGCAATCCGAAGAATCAGATCGCGTTCAAACAGGACCTTGTGACCGCGAATGGTAGCATTACGAGCGTCAACGCGAGACATAGAAGGCGCTTCTGCAAATACATATGCAGGAACGTCCTCCTTTGCCATCTCGAGACACTCGGCTACCGAATCGCCAGCAACTCCACAAACCCTCCACATGTTTGTCAGCTTCCGCGCCCAATCACCCTTACCAGTCAATACGGCAAGAGTGATGGCGCGTTTCCATGTTTGCGTTGCTTTTCGGAAACCATAATCAGGAGTAGGACCAGGGAACCCTCCCCCTCCAAGCTCACGGGGAAGGGTAGGTGGAATACCAAGATCTCTCAAGAGTCTAAACTCGGGCCTCAACGCTTTAGAAAGGAGGTACACCGTCTTACGAACACGTTCCGACGACCACGCCGGAATTGCGGAAGAAATAGCCGGACCACTGACAGCCCATGTTGGAAGCTCACTATTAAGTGCAGAATGCATGCCAGAGAAGTGACTTGGATAAACCAAGGACTTCAGCGGCATAGCATCTACCATATGGTGAGCCTTCAAGGAGGTCAGGGTCTGGCCAATCCTTCCAGCAATCGTGTTCAACGGTGCTCTCTCCTGCACCAAGTCAAGGACACATGCCTGCTCAGTAAACATAAGCAGACGATCCGACTCAAGGTGCTTCCCAGCAGACAGCCCAGAGCCTACTCTAGTGATCAAGTTCTGGTAGTGCCACTGGGCCAATTTAGGCATAATGGATACCAAATCATCGCCACAGATTGCAAGGCGGAAGTAGTCTTCGACTCCTTTCCGATCCCCAATCGCCAGGCGACAAGACGTCTCAGCAGCCCAGAGGTTAACCAAGGAAAGAATGAACCAAGACAACGGCAAGCCCATAAGGCAACCGCGCTTGGACACAAACTCCTTCAGAAAACCTTCACGCTGAACGACGTCAGGGTACTCCATTACCATTGGCCCCAGCACCCACCTTCCCATCAC